AGGCCCTCCATAAAGCGAATCAGCTTCTGCGCCGTATCCTCCTTGTCCTTACGCAGAAAATGATCATATAGTGGACTGGCTTCACCCACATCGCCGACCGCGTCCGCATAAGCTGCACGGCTTGCATACCCGGCGCGGTTAGCATAATCCGTCTGCTCTGCAAAAGCCGCCTTATCAGCTCTTGCTGCGTGCTTCGCTTCTTCGGCAATCTTGCCAATTGGGCCGAAGCCGCTGCCACTGGCTGACGATCCTCCGCTGCCACTGTTCTTTCGCTTAGCGATTTGTTTAACATCAATCATATGTTTATCTCCTTTAATGTTAGGTCGGCGCGTCCCTCAATGAGGTTCCTGCCAATTCCAAGTACAAAAAAATCCTTCATCAGTGCCTCATGTCGGTAATGGTTGAAAAGCCCGACAACGTCGTCGCTGTCCCTAAGCTTCTGCTCCATCACGATACGTGGCTTGTGATATTCGTTATAATAGCTGTCCACGTATATCTGTTCCGGCTTTGCCCTCACGTTCCCGTTCCTGTCGTACACCTCCAGCACTCCGTCACCAGTCGCCATATTTAGAGGCGTTGACAACTTCACAGAATTGCTTACGCCTAATTTCCGACATTCCTCTGCTGTCAGAGCTGAGTTTATCTTAAACTCCAGGTCGTCTTTTACGTTAACAAAAGCCTCCTTCGTGTCGCTCATGTAGACAATGTCGTTGCCGCTGCTGCCATCGCTTATCAGCCCGTTGTCGCTGTAAATCTTCACCTCAAACGCCTTAACCAGTATGCTGCTTACATGTGCCAGCAGCGGCACGCTTGTAGAGCTCCATTTTGTATGCCGGAAAAAGGTAGGGTGTCGGCGTGTGATAACGTCCCATGTAGCGTTTACGGGTCCTAATATCATAAACCTGACCTGTCCGCTCACCTTGTCTTTTTTCTTGATCGGTATAGCAATGCCCTCGGCGTCAATGCCCATTTTGTAGTCGATGTTGTTCTGCAAGCTGAACTCCGTGCCAACCAACTTGTCGCCTATCTTTGGGTCGAAGCCGATAGTAAAGCACTGCTGATAGTATTCGTCGTCGCTACCGCATTGCTCACGTGTCTTGTATGTCTGCCAAACAAAATCTGTCGTCTGCCCCTCCGTTCCTGTCTCTACAACGCATTTGTCGCCGATAATCAGCATACACGCCAATACCGCTATTTTGCTTATAGTGTCCGTACGGTTGCCGATGGCGCTGTACTTAAATTCATATTGTTCCGGACCTTCACCCGAATAGGGGTACAGGCCATCATCCACGTTGTCATACCATGCAACCTCGTCTTTAGGCGTGCCCGCCTTCCAGTATCTGCGTGTGTAATAGCGCCCATTTTTATTGTTACGGCTCGGAACTGTATTTATCCAGTAAGCGGGGATTATTCCTTTTTTCGACCCCATGTCTTTCCGCATCTCAGAGAATTTGCCCGTAGTCTTCATTATCGGGTTTAGTATTACCTTGCCCGATAATACGATGTAGTTAGTCGTGCCGTCGTCTGACGGTGAGAAAACGCCACCGGCGCTGTTGCCCGTGTACACGGCATATGGTATGTTTGCCTTTATGTCCGCCTCGCCTGGGTATGTTTTGGTTTCATCGTTATCCACTTCGTTGCCGTTCACCGACACTACAAGATAGTTCGTCATGTTTACCCTCGATGTCGGGCTGTTGTCGTCTTGGGCAGTGTTGGTCTTGACGCTTCCCATAGACATGATACATGCTCCGGGCGACGTTCCCAGCCATACGGGCAAAGCGTGCTGGCTCTTGCCTTCACTGCAGAAGTAGTCCAACAAATCAACGCCGGCGTTGCCCTTCATCGGAAATGCCCACTGCTTGTTGCGCATTATCTGAATGTACCAATCAGTGATTGCCCCCGCGCCATAGGCAGTTTTTTCGTCTCTCACCATTGCCTTCATTGCATCATAGGCACCGCCACCTGCACCGTCTGCCGAATACTCGGTCATATACTTTTGCTTGCTCACATAAGGGCTGTCCAGCAGATCCTCGTCAAGGGGGCTCTCTATAACGCTTTCTATGTTCTCCACCTTGGCGGTTAATAGCAGCCGATTGTATGTGTCGCCTATGCTGATAGTCGTGTCACAGTCCGCCACATTGTCCAACGATATGCTGACGGATGTCTGAGCCGTGTTGACCACTTGATTGTCGGTCAGCTCATGCCAGATAATCTTGCCTGCCGAAGCCTTAACAGTCTCCCACGAAAATATATAGAACTTCAGACCATCCTGCACAATATGCAGGTTCAGGTACTTCAACAGTTCTTCAAACACCTCGTCTTGTTGCCACACTTCGCTCTCATCATCGCCCAGGAATAAAAGCTCACTTATTGAAAGCTGCCTGAATATCTGATAGCGGTTGGCGATTTGCCCGTCGATAGCCTTGCTGCCATCATACAGATAATTGATAGCCTGACCACCTACAATGTCAAGGCCGGCGGTGACTGACTTAAGTATCTCGGTCGCTATGTCGTATAGACTTCGCTGTGCTGCCTCATTCTTAACGAAGGCATAGATAACGCCCAATGCTCCTACGTTCTTGTACTTGCTGTACTGCAAAGCGCTGAGCACGTCGATACAATTCAGCTCTATCTCGTCCCATCGGTCGTTATACGGCTGCGACAGAGTCTGCGGTTCGATGAATCCCGCAAAGACGCAGGTGTCGTTCTTGTATATGTTTACTACCGCATCACGGCATGAGGTGCTGAAAAGGTCGGCTATCAGATTGCCGCAAAGCAACCTGATAGTAGCTGAATGCCGCAGCAGAACATCGAAGGTATCATTTACCTCACTCGTGATTTCTATGGGATCCTCACTAAAATACACATCCGCCTTTTCGGTGCCTACCTCTAACGTCTGGGTGCGGTCGTTCCGGGTTACGATGTGTACCGTCACCGTGTCGCCCCGTTGGCTTAGAAAACTGCCGTGTAAGTACATATTAGCAATTAATTTAGGGTTTATACATTATAGTTTCTGCCGCTTTTTTTTGTGACGCGCTTAACGTCCGTCAAAGCGTCGAGCATCTTGCGGGCGTTGGCGTTTAGATTCACGTTAACCTCGGTCTTCGGCATCTCCACATCACTTGTGATATTGCCCATCATAATGGGTGGCATTTTACGGTCGGTGAACGTCGGCGGTTGATACCTTCCGCTGATCATGCCGAACAGCTTGGCCTGCTGAAACTTGTTGAGTATCATTTCGCCGCTGTTCACTCGGGCAAACTTCTTGTCGCCTGAGGTAGAGGTGCCTCCGATGACACCGCCCGTTGCGAATCCCGTAACCGCTGCAAGCGCCGCCACAACAGCCGCCACGCCTGCTGCAATTGCTACCAGGTTCAAAGGGAACGGCATTTTTGCACCGCTCGCCGTGGCATCTGCTACCGCTTCGCCGCTCTTGGCAGCCGTGTTGGCCGTTGCTGCTGCTGTTTCCCCGGTGGTCGCTGCCGCATCCGTAGTCGCTGCCACTGCATGCGCCGCAGTTGCCGCGGTCAGCATCTGGAATAGCTCAACGATGCCTTGTATGCCTTCCGCTATGGATATGAAGCCATTTATGAGTCCCGTCACTTGCTGCCAGGCGTTGCCATTGCCTTCCAAAGCGTCACTTATGCCCTGAATGCCATTGCCAATGCCTTGGACGCTTCCCCAACCGCTTTTAATATCTCCCATAGCCTTGTTGAAGCCGCCGGCATCTACTTCGAGTTTTAGGGGCTTGAGATTATCACCCATGTCGGCAATCTGCTTGTTGAGGTCGGCAATCTGTCGCTGTGCCTCTTCTTTGCCGATAAGGCCTATTTCGAAGTCGGTTTGTATACGACTTGCCTTGCTTTGGGCGTTGGCATAGCTTTGACGTATGTCGGCTGCGCTGCCTGACGTTATGTATCCGGGCTCGGTTTCGGCTTCGATAGATACCTTACCCTTTGTGGCTTCGTCTATCTGCCGTTGTATGTCGGCTACCTTGGCATCGGCTTTCACCCTTGCATCTATTGTGGTGGCTTCCTCAAACTCCTGCTGCGCGTCGTGCAACTGCTCTTGCAGTTCCTCGATGTAGGTTTTGAAATGTACCTCTATCGGCTTAACGCCCAACTTTTCAAGCTGCTTGTTAATGTCGGCTATCTGCCTTTCGGCATCTTCCTTGCCGATAAGTCCTATTTCAAAGTCCTGCCTTATCCGGTCTATGTTGTGTTGTGCATTGGTTCGGCTCTGTCTCTTGTCGGCATCGCTTCCCTGCACGATGTATGTCGGTTCTGTCTCTGCTCCGATGGATACCTTACCCTTTGTAGCTTCGTCTATCTGCCGTTGTATGTCGGCTACCTTTACATCGGCTTGCACCCTTGCCTCTACGGTCATGGCGTTGCCCATTTCCTTTTGTGCCGCCGCCAACTGCGCCTGTAGTTCCTCTACGTGGGTTTTAGGCTCTGTAGTGGTGTCGTGCTTGCCTGGTGTTGTCTTCGGGGTGGTCTTTGCTGGAGTAGGGGCAGTTACAGTTGGGGCAGTAGGCTTATACCCCTTAAAATGCTTATAGTTAATTTGGTTGTTCTGCTTAACCAAATTTTCCATCTGCTTTCTTACAGACTGCTCTTGTCTATACAGATCTGTAGCCTTAGCGTTGGCTTTCTCCAAATCGCTTGACCCCTTAATCTCCACATCGGCATACTGTGGAATAATCTTACCATCCCCGGCGTCAACTTGTCCAATGGCTACCCTGCGTGTCTTGCGCTTTTTGCTGAAACGGCGTGTCTTTCCGTTAGCATCGTGGGTGAAGTCATGCCGTTTCTGCTGTAAATCTGCCGCTTTGTTGGCTAAGTCGCGTATGCGTATCTCGTTTATCATCTGGCTGCAATACGCTTTGCTGTTGCCTATCAATGCCGTGTACCATTGCGACACGGTGGAATAATATCCCATTGTCTCGCCATAAGTTCGGTTCATTTCACCGACTATGCGCTTTTCTTCCTCTTTTGAGCCTTTGAAGTTCTTCAGTTTGGAAATATTTACGTCCAACTCCGAATAAACCGCCTTTATCTGCTGGGCCTCCTGTAGTCTTGCACTCTGCGCTGCCAATTCCGCCTCTGACAACTCCTTTGTGCTGTCTGCGGCTTTGTCCGATGAAGACATCAAATAAGAAATCGCTTCTGTTAGCGCAACGATAGCCACGCCAACGCCTGTAGATATTAACAAACCCTGCATGGCAAGTTTCAGCGTTGTGGCACTCACCGCCGCACCGCGAAATGATGCCGATATTACTTGTGTCAGGGCATTCATACGCACCGATGTTGCGTTCCATACCAATGCCGCTGCGTTAGTGGCAATAATTCGGGTCTTGGTAATGGCATTTATGCCGCAAAAGACTTGCAAAGCCTTGTTGAGCGCAAGAATGGAAACCGCGGTGTTTCCCAACTTCGCCATAACATTGACGGCCGGCATGAAACCACTTACCGCCGCCGCTACGGCATCGGTGTACTCGCTCATTTGGTTTTGGAACATTTGGAGTGTCGCCGAACCACTGTTGGCTACCTTGCCGTAAGTATCATCAATGGTTCCGGCACTGCCTTTCATCGTTTCCACGTTCTCATTAAACTTGGCTGCGAGTTGTCCGGTGAGTGGTCCCAATGCTCTCAGGCTCTCGGCACTGCCGAATAACTTACCGTAGATTTCCTGCTCCAGCATACCGCTTTTGTTGGCGTATGCCTTAACGTTCTTGTCTAAGTCGGTGAGGAAATTACGCATACCTCCCGCCGCCTTGATAGCTGCCGCATCAAACTCGATGCCCATTTGCTGTGCCATCTTGCTTGCCTCGCTCGACGGCTTAACCAAAGCGGTAAAGATAGCGGCTAACTGGGTAGAAACTTCTGCCGTGTTACCACTCACGCCTGTAAGCGTCGCAAAGGTCGCCATAAGTTCGTCGATGCTTACGCCCAAAGTGGCGGCATTGCTCGTAACTCTCGGTAGGGCTTGTGCAAGCTGCTCAAACGATGTTACACCATTCTTGGCCGTAAGCTGTATTTTATCCTGTACGTCGCCTGCCTTGTCCCACGACAAACCATAATTCTTGATAATGGTAGATGTAACCTTTACTGTCTCGCCCAGATCAGCCACACCACCGATGGAAGCCTTCGCCGATTTCTGTAAATAAGCTATCCAGTTGTCTTCAGGTACGCCATTACTGATTACCTGATACAATCCGTTGGCAAGTTCCTCACGTGCTATTGGCAAAGTCTTTGACAACTCGGTTACCTGTCCTTTCAGCTTGGCAAAATCGTCACCGCTTTTTCCTGCCATAGTGTTAGCTACGTTCATGGCTGCACCGAATGTGCGGCTTTCCTCTGTCACGCTGTTAAGCGTTGAGGCAAGCTGCTGCACTGCGCCATTGATGTTTTGAAGCTTCATTACCTGTTGGTTGAAGTTTACAAAAACGGCGTTGGCTTTCTGTATATCCGATTTGGCGGCGTTAACGACACCGCGTAAGTTTTCCACTGTCGATGTAGCGGAAACCAACTGCTCTTTGCCGTCAATGTTCAGTTTAATGTTAAACTTTATTTCTTTTGCCATAATTTTAATGTATAGGTAACTAAGTAACCGATATTTTATCTAAATTTGCGATATAAATCAAACGGTACAACACAATGAAAACGAATGAAGTAACAAAACAGCCAAAGGAAATCAAAGCCGAAATCAGTTTTGAGATTATCGGTGAGGATGAGCCAACGAAGTACGACAAAAGGCGTAAACGTTGGGCTTGCGTCTCTCGTTGGGCGCTGTTGGCTTTGGTAGTTTCCATATTAAGCTGCTTGCCATTTGGATTGAATATATATTCTTTGGTTGCCACTGCCATTAGTACGGTGGTGCTTTGGATTGCCATTGACGGGGCAAGTACCACCCATCCCGATGAACCGGGATATTACAATGTCCCTTGGGAAGCTTGGTTTTAGCCGTTTTCCACTTTTCCCAACACTTCCTCAAAACGCTTTAACGCATCTTCTTTAGATACTGCCGGGGCCGCTTTCGTATGCTCCGGCTTTTTCTTCTCCCATGGAAAGGGTAGAAGTCCGTGGGGTGTCAGCCCTTTCTTTGCATACGGCTGTATGATTATTGCCGCAAGCATACGCATACGTTCCCAACTGTCTTGATACTGCGCCGTCCGCTCGTCATTGTACGCCTTGTATATGTGGCTGAACTCCTCGGGCGCGAGGGCGCAAAAATCATTGTAGGGCAAACCGATGTTGCCAACGGCTATGCCCAGAATGTCGAAGATGCCTAACTTTTTTTTTCGCCCTCTGCGTCGGTGTCCTCAGGTGCCTGGCCTGCTGTGGCGTTTACGGTGTCCGTCCACTTGTTGAGGTCTTCGGGCGTGATGCTGTCGGCAAAGTCCATAAGCGACATATCGAACTTTACGCCGTCGTGCTTACAGGCTGATGCCACGCAACAAAACAGATAGGTGCACATATCCGATAGGCTGTTGCCTAACTCCGTCACCTCCTTGCCGGTCTCTTTCTTAAATCGAAGCATAGCCCCCATAGTCTGTCTACAGGGGTATGCCTTGTTGTCGATCACGATTTCAATCTTTGCCATAATGCTTATTTATTGAAAAATCAAAACAACTTTTCCGTGTTCTTAGACGACTCCAGCTGTCTTACTGGGGTAAACGTCCGGCTCGCCGTCGTTCTCCAGCGATACGCTGTAAGTGGCATCGTCTTGCGCAGGACTTGTTTCCTCAAGCGAGGCGATAATGAACTTGCCCTTTACGTATGGTGTCTTGTCACCGCCGCGCTTGAACGCCTGAACCTCTACGCTCTCGCCCTTGCCCCATAGTGGCGCAATCTGCTCGTGTCCGTTCTCGGCCTCTTCGTAGAAGCGGAAGCCCTCCGCGCTGATCGAGATTGAAAGTCCGGTAACGCCCTTTTCCTTCCAAAGTCCACGGCTCTTCGACGCTGTCGATGCCGGCTTTACCGCACGGTCCTTGGTCTCGCTGTTGAATGTAAGCGTGTGGCTTGAACAGTGGCCTACAGCCTTGCCTCCTACCATGAGCAGAAGGTCACTACCATTGATATATCCAGTTTCTGTCATATCATTAAATCTTTAAACGGTTATACTTAAATCTTTACTTGAAAAACAAGCTGCTGCACGTAGGCATCATCTTCGTAGCCTTCTTCGCTGTCTACGAGTGTGCAACTGCGCATTATTACGCCCTCTCGCTCGCCATGGGCGTAGTCAAGTGCCGCCCTTACAGCTTCAGCCAACTCCACACCCTCCGCATACTGTGCCGTATAGCACACCACCTCTATGCTTACCGTGTCCGCGCCTGGCGCACCCGCTTTAGTGGGGTTGTGCAGTAAGGCGGCACGACGGTAGAGTATATAAGGCAGCTGCGCTTTGTCTATCACGATGGGGAAAACACTGTTGGTCCTTCGCTTCACTTCCTTGTTGGCAAGCAGTATGTCGCGTATTACTGCGCCAGCGCTCAATGATGTCTTCTTTAGTGCCATAACTCGAATCTTTTTCTATAATAGTCCCTGCTTCCTTGCTGCCTTTTCGAGGTTCGACTGCAAGCTGTTAAAAAGGTTTGTCTCTACGCTGTCGGCGGTCTGCTGCTCTGTCTTGGCAAGATAGGCATAGCGCTTCATCTTGCCACGCCTCGAGCCGCCGCGTAGATACTGCCTTATCTTCTTGCCCGTGAATCGGCTTTTGCCGAAGAATGATGAAATGCGCCGTCCGGCTCTACGCTCGCGTGTTCCGTCCTCTGCCCACATCAATACGGGTTTCTCCTTGCCCTGACGGTTGAGGTGGATGCCTTTGTGTCTTCCGTGTGGTTTCACGCTCACCATGAAGCCCATTCCGTAGCGGTCGGGATACGTACGCACATATATGCCCTTCGACAGGTCGCGTTTTGTGCCTTGTCCCACGCGGCTCTCGCGTAGATTGGCGACCGCTATCTTTTTCAGTCGGTTGCCCTCCCTGCGCATGGCGCTTTTCATGGCCTTCCGCTGTGTCTTCTGGTCGAGTGCCTTAAACACATCAGCAAACGGCTTGCTTATGTCGGTAACGGTTTCTTTCATCTTCTCCGTTGCATATAGAAGTCAGTACTATTCGTTCACTCTCTCACATACCAAAGTCTTCATGCCCTTGTCTTTGTTGGGGACTATGTTGGTAACGGTATATAAATGGCCGTCCAGCTGTTGTACACGCCAATTCTCTTCTATGGGGTGCGCGTCCCTAATGTTAAACTCGGCTCGATAGTCAGCGAAATGTTCGCCCACTTCCTCGCTACGGAATCCGCTTTGCTTCCTACGTTCTGCCCACACGGTGCGTGTCGATTCGTAGGTGGTCGCTTCTTCGCCGTACTCGTTGGTGCTTACTACGGGCTGCAACAGCTTCAAACGATACTTCATTGCTCCGGCTCTCATTTCACTAACTTTCTGTAAGGCTTAATTAGGGCCTGCATGGTGTATGGTACTTCTGCCATCTGACCGTTGCCTACAGCCTCACGCTGGTTGTACCAGTGTCCGGCAATGAGCAATACCGCCTGCTGCAGCATAGCGGGGAACGTGCCCCCGCCAGCTTCCAGCAGTTCGTCACCGGTTCGGTTGGTGGCTGTGCATATGTACTCCTCGGCAGTGTCTAACAGATGCCGCAAATAGGCATCGTCGTCTGTGAAGTCGTCTGCCCGGACATGCTTCTTGAGCAGTTCTAAGTCCACTATAGCCATAACTAAACGCTGTTAACTTTTATGTATGCTGATATTCTCTTATTACTTACCTGGTGTAACCTTGGCGAGGGCGAATGCCTCCTTGCGCAGAGTGGTGGTGCCGTAGTTCACGTTGAGTACGAAGTCTACGGCATCCTTACGCGCCTGGCTGTACGGGTCGATGATAAACGAAATGTCACCGAACAGTCCCATAGGCTGATAGCGCCAGTCGCCCAGACCGATGTTGCCCTCGCCGATGTAGTTGGTGGTGAATACCGGCAGCCCGGCAATGTTGTCGTTCTCACACACCATGATGCCGCTACCCGCGTCCTTCGGTGTAGCCTCGGCGATAGCCTTCTGCGCCTTGGTCATTACCCAGCAGAGGTTGTCACCGTCAACGCCAGTTGCCAATACCTTCGCCTTAAGGCTGTTATAGTCCTTGAATGTCGGGGTCCCGCCGAATGCTGTCGCAGTGGCAGCCAAACCGACAAACGGACCTACCAGTGTGGTGGCTGCTGTCACCTTGGTTGTGCTGAACAGAATCTTGTTAAGAAGCTTTGCCACTGCCAACGGCATGAGCTTCTTGACGATCATCTCCAGAATGCCCTCGGTCTGCATCATCGACTGGCGTGTTACTGGAATGGCGATTCCGATACGCTGAGGCGAAGCTGTAAGCTTCGACAACTTCACCTTGGTGTCTGTTAGTGCCACACCCTCGCCGGCGATAGTTGCTTCTACAGTCTCGTAGGTTGGCCAAACATAGTCACCTGCCAAGCCAGTAGGCATCGGCAAACCGACCTTATCGAGGATTAGGCCCTCCACCAGTGGGTCTAAGATGTCCTGCACCTTTACGGGGATAATGCCACCGGGTGTGGCATCTGCCACCATCACCATGTCGCGCACCAGCATAATCTGTGTCTGCATCCCCTTCTGCATGTTCTCACGGATAATGGCGTTCACGTCGGCTACGGTGTTAGGGTTCTCACGCATCTGCGCAGCAGCGGCTGCCTGCATCTTCATCTGGAGCACCTGGTTCTCACGCACCAACGCCTCATACTCGGTAGTCTCGGCCTCGGTACGCTCGCGTTTCTCTGACTCGCATGCGTCCGCAATTGCACTGATACGCTCACAGTTGGTCTGATACTTATCAACCAACTGGCGTACGTTTACTTGCTTTTTCTTGTCCATTCTTGATACTTTAGGTTGTTAAACAAAACTATAGTTTACGTGAAGCGGCGCGACGCATCTCCCGCACTTGCTCACGCATCTTCTCGTTATTCTCTCTTGACTCTTCCGGCTTACGCAGTTGGGCTATCAGGTCGCGTTGTTCGGCTGCGCAGCTGGTGTCCGGGTATGCTGGGTGGGCGGTGAGCGTAAAATCGTGGATGCTTATGATACTGCGTACCGTGTAGGTTATCAGTGCCTTGCCGTCCTTGCGCTCCATGCTGCACTCTACGCATTTACGATCGTAGTAGTGGGTGCGGAAAGCGAAGCTGCATCCCGATAGGTCGCCGCGTCTGACCAGTTCCAGAGCCTTGTCGCCGTCTACCGTGTTCGGGGCTTCAAAGCTGAATGACACGCCTCGCTTGTCTACTGTATAGCTTAGCGTACCGCTGCCGTTCTTGCTGCGTGCCAGTATCAACTGACGGTCGTGGAACATCGTCATCTCGAAGTCGCAACCGTCCAGCAGTTCACGGGTCACCGCCTCCGGGGCTATCACTTCACGCGCCTCTTCCTCGTCATCAGCCCACAGCGGGGCACTCGGAGTGTTGAAAAGGATTGCGTAGCCGGTAATGGTTCTACTGGGGGCTTCGCCCTCTCCCGTCTCTCGTACACGTAGTTCCGCGGGCGTGTATAGCTCGCGCGTCACCATAGCATTTTTATTCTTTGTTTCCTGTTTCATCTTCTTCGCTGTTGTTTGAGTATTCATTGCCGGTGGTGGGGTTCGCCACTTCATCGATGCTCTTGAGGTTTGCACTGACAAGCACCAGGTCACCACCCTTTATCGGTTCCTTGTTCTCTGCCCTGCGCCACTCGTTCACCGTGTAGATGCCTGCTGCTATGGTGCTCGCCTGATACTTCACCCGGCTGTCAAGGTCGCATGCATACAGATCGCGGCGGTCAAACTCAAAACGGCGCTTGCAGCACAGTGTTGGGGCTACCAGTTTGCGGTGCAGCTCATTCTCTATTTTGCGCAGGATAGGGTTGAGGGTGTTGGACAAAAACGCCACGTTCGCCATTTCAGCACTCTTGTAGTTGTTGCTCGTGTCGTCGTAGACGAACGAAGGGTGCACACCGAAAAAGCGGCATATCTCTCGCACGGTGAACTTGCGTGTCTCCAAGAACTGCATGTCCGTACTGCTGAGCGACAACGGACTGAAATGCACCTGCCCGGGAACACTCACAATACGCTGTCCGGTTCTGAACTTGCCGTCCAAGTCCTTGGCGGTCTCCTCCAACTGGTCGTCTTGATACTCGCCGAAGCCGCGTACGCTTGTGTCGTTGGATACGATACCTCGTACGTTGCCGCCGTTCTCGAAGCGGCTAAGCGTTTCGGCATTGCCCGTGTTGGCTATGGACAGAGTGGTAGCAGCATAGGTTAGCGTAGAGATGCCTATCTTGCCGTCGCGGGTGTAGTTCTTGATGTGGATGACCTCTCCCTCGTCAAAAGTCCCGCTTATCCCTGCACTCATGTCCGTTATCGTGTACGTGTCGTGTACAATGTCATGCGCCACACAGCTTGGGTCTACAAGTGCCAATCGGGCAATCTCCATGGTGAGGGTGTCATAAACGGGCACGATATAAGCGTTACCCTTCAAAAGCATATAAGTGACTACCTGCCGCCAAAAGTCGAAAGCCGACAGATAAGTATCCGGCTGCACAGTCAGAAGGTAATGCAGACGGCTGTTTGTGTCCTCAACAAATATTTCACCCTTCTTGCGCATGTATTGCAAACGAAGATTAGCCACGCTGTTGGCAAGCAGGTCTACACAGCGGTAGACGGTAGCTACGTGCAGCGGACTGGAGCCCGACGGATACAGCATAGCAGCGCCACCCACACGGGGCGTTGCCACCATGCTGCTTCCTTCCGAGGCCTCACGGCTAAACATTCGCTTTAGGTATTGAAATAATCCCATATAATTCTAACATGTTTCTACATACCGTGCAAAACGCTGTTTTTGGTACCACTTTTTTAGCAGATATTAACAATAAAAGCCCGAAAGCCCTTATAATGGCATCGAGCTCCTAAATATTTAGCAAAGATTAACGTTCGTAATCAATGAATAGACGCAGACACATCAGCATTGTTATCACTCCGTCTATTTTCTGTGTCTGCTTGCGCTTGACGGGCTTGCAGTTCTCCAGCTTGTCGGTGTCCAGCACGGCATTGCCAAAGCAATAGGCATTGATGGGGTTGTCGTTGATGAAGATACGGCCCGTCTTGGCTCCGTGCTCGAAACTCTCCACCGGAGCCGTGAAGTTTCCGTATGTTTGCCGCACGCCCTTTATCACGTTTTCTGCCCCTGACGCCGCCAGCATGTTGACGACCTCCTGACTTTTCCACGGGTCGTAGCCTATGCCAAGGATTCGCGCGCATTGATTTAGCCTCAGAATATAGTCTACTATGGCACGGTAGTCTATTACGTCGCCCTTTGTCAGAGTGAGGAAACCTTTGCCCGCCCAGGTTCTGTACAGATTTTCGTTCGGGTGACCCGGCAAGGCACCTTCGGGGAAAAAGTAGGCCGTGTGGAAACTGAAGCTCTTGCCTTCGTAGCTGTAGATGCCCATTGTCACTGCGCTAAAGTCGTCGCTTTCCGATAGGTCGAGGGCCACCATGGCGTCTGGCCTGCCCTTTATGGCATCAAGCATCATAGGCCTTGATATGTGCCGTGCCAGGGTGCTGCTTATCCAGCTGCGCTGTTCGTTCTCGGCGAAGATGTTGAGCAGTTTTGTACGGAACGCCAGCATCGCCTCAGCGCCGTTGCGCATCGCCTTGTTGTACTCCTGCTGATAGAAGTCGGGATTCACCGTTACGCCCAGATGTGGATGCACCTTGCGCCATGTCTTTTCGCTGTCTTCCGGATCATCCAAATCAGGCTCGAAGATATGGGCAAAAAGGCTGTCGTCTTCATACTCGCCAAGAAGAACCGACTTGTAGCCCTGCAGCATCTCATAGAACGGTCCGTCGAAAACGTCCGAAGCTGTCGTAATGATTACCGTCAGTGGATTGTCACGCACGCCCATGGAGGTGGTGAGCACGGTCAGCAGTTCGCTGTCTGCTGCCTGGCTGAACTCATCCATTATCACCGTCGAGGCGTTAAGGCCGTCTTTCGTCTTCGCATTGGCGGTGAGACACTGGGCGAAGGCGCTACGGTCTCGACGGCGGCTCTTGATGGTCTGCTCGTTCACCAGGTAGCGGCGTTCCTTAGGGTCGAGCTTGCGGAAGCAGCCACGTATCACGTCAAAGCACTTCTTAGCCTGGTCGGCACTGTTGGCGGCGGTGTAGCACTCCGCATTTGCATCGCCATAGAGCACGTCATATATGGCCAATGATGCCGTGCTGGTGGTCTTGCTGAACTTACGGGGCACAAATAGCACCGCCTCGCGCACTATCCGACGGCCGTCCTGCCAGAAAGCAAAGATGCCGGCAAACTGGAAACACTGCACGGGGGTAAGCTCATAGCGCTGCTGCCCCTTCTTGCCCGGAAAGTACAGACTTTCGTAGAAGTCGTAAAACTGCTGCACCTCCGTAGCGTTGATTCCGTATTTGTCGCACATGCGGAAGAAGTGGGCCACCGCCAGCTGCTCGTACAGGTTATGCCCGTCCGGATTGCTTGCCACTTCGCGCACGTAGTTGTCCAGTCGGGAGTCCACCTCCGTAAGGCGGTAGCGGTCTATATTCGTATGCCGTAGCTGTCGGGTCACGTCTTCCTTCGCCTGGCGCAATCTGTCTTTTTCCTCTTCTGTCATAGGTAGCTGCTACTGTTATTCCGCATCCTCTTCAAGCGGCTTTATGATTTTAGGCGCTTTGCGCTTCTTGACTAATTTCTTCGTGAGGTCTGTCAGAGGATCCTCGTCAGTCTCTCCTGCCAGGTCGTCGACCGTCAGGCTCAACGCCTTCATCTGGCGTGTTATCATGTCCTGTGCATCCTTGGCTATCTTGAAGACTGGGTGCGGTGCAAGCTTCTCGCCGTACCTCGTCGTCTCCCATACCGTCACCTCCGAAAGCGTGTCTATCTGCTGATTGGCAAGGTCGAGGTTGCGCAGGGCGCTCGCCAGGCTGTGTATCTGCATGTCCAGTGCCTTCGTATAGGTCCGGTGTGCTTTCATCACACGTGTTATCTCTCTTTGGTAGTCTTCTACGCTTTTGCTCATATCGTTCTCTTTATTTACGTTATTTTCATTTTTTAGGCGTTATTCGCCAAAGTTCCGCAAATCCAAAATTTTACTCATGCACTCAAAAGGGTGGGGGCGAGGTTAATAGTCATACCCCCGCCTTAAAAAATCGGTCCCCCGGTCTTCCCCTCTTCCCCCTCGAAAAATTTCTTTATGACCTGTTTCACCTGCTTTTCATTTCGTTTTTTCGTTGCTTTCCTGCCACTTCTGCCAAGTTCCGTGTGTGTTCTCACATGGCAGTCGTGGCATAGCGCCCGAAGGTTCGTTTGGTCGTACATGCGCTGCAGCTTGTCGCTGAATGCTATCGCTTCCTCTACGGGTCTTATGTGGTGCACCTCGGTTGCGGCTGTTGTCCTTCCCTCAGCGAGGCAGCGCTGGCATAAGGGGGTGCGTGTCAGTATCAGTTTGCGCAGCCTCAGCCATTTGCCGGCATGAATCAGCTGCTGGTATTCCATATCCTTTGCCATAATCGTTTTGCTTTTTACGGATCATTCTTCTGGGCGAGTCCCAAGTCTTCAAACATTCGGTTTATATACTCCCCTTCATCTTCCGGCAGGTCATACTCTCTGTCGGGCGGTGCTTCCAGACGGTCGAGTAGTATGTGCACAAGGGCAACCACTATCTCGCCGGAGGTCTTGAAGCCGTGCCGCTCTTGGAGCTGTAGCAGCCGGTTGTAGGTGTCTGAGTCTATGGAGACGTTAATCCTTCGTCGTCTGTTCATATTTGCGTAATAGATAATTTAGACTGTCCAGTAGCGACTGCTGTACGCCCGTCTTGCCTTCCAGCGCTGCGCTGGCCCTCTCGTCAACGGTTCCTGCACACAGAAGCTGGTACACGGTGACCGGGTGCTTCTGGCCCTGACGGTGAAGTCGGGCGTTAGCTTGCTGATACAGCTCAAGGTTCCATCCGGTTCCGTACCAGACTATGTAGTGGCCGCCTTCCTGCATGTTGAGTCCGAATGCCGTACTTGCAGGGTGGGCAAGCAGCACGTCGATATTGCCGGCGTTCCACTGTTTCAGATCTTCTTCTCCTTCGTAGGTCACCACCTTGAGCCCCTTGAGCTTCGCTTTGATTCTTGCTATGTCATGCTTGAATTGGTAGAACACCAGTACGCTGCTGCCGTTGGCGGCTTCGACGATTTCTGCCAGCCGGTCCAGTTTCTCGCCGTGTATCTCGTGCACCTGTCGTTCGTCGTCGTAGATGGCACCGTTGGCGAACTGGCTCAACTTGTTCATCAGACCTGCAGCGCTGTTTGCCATGACGTTGGTGGGTTCCTCGCCATGCTCGGCTTTGAACTCCAGGACCTTGTCGCGCTCGAACTTCGCGTATGCCTTGGCGGTCTTGTCCGTAAGCTGCACTTTCACCGTATGGGTTATCATCTTCGGAAGTTGCAGATAGTCCCGGGCCTGCATGCTCAGGCAAATATCTGCTATCTTGTTGCGGATAATCTGTTCACAGCCCTTACGCACGTCGCATCTCACCACGATGTTGTTCCACTTGTGGGTCTCGAAGTAGGTTTCACGGTATCTGCTTACCGATTTGCCCAGACGTTCGCCCTGGTCTATGCAGTACATCTGCGCCCAGAGGTCGATGAGTCCGTTCGGTGCGGGCGTTCCGGTCAGTCCGATGACGCGCTTTACTGACGGTGAAGCTATGCGCATGGCCTTGAACCTTTCGCTCTTGCTGCTCTTGAAGCTCGTCAATTCGTCGATCACTAACACATCGAACGGAAGCTGTCCGCCGTATTTGCCGACAAGCCATACGAAGTTGTCGCGTCCGGTGACGTATACGTCTGCCTTTTCTGCCAGGGCGGCGCAGCGCTGCTTCTCTGTCCCAAGCACCTTCACCACCTTGAGGTCCCGCAGGTGGTCCCACTTCTCCGCCTCTGTGCTCCATGTCGTTTCGGCTACCTTCTTGGGCGCCACAACCAATACACGGCTCACTTCGCAGTCGTCAATGAGCTGCTGCACCGCCGTCAGGGTGCTCACCGTCTTGCCAAGCCCCATGTCGAGGAAGAGGCCGCAGCGGGGATTGTCAAGAATCCACCGCATGGCGGTACGCTGGTAGTCGTATGGTTTATATATCATATCCTTTGTCTGCTAAAACGTTGTTGATGCTCTGTTTGCTGTCGCATACATACACCGTGTGGCCGATGCTTTCCAGCTGGGCGATACGTATGTCCTGTACTTTCGATGTCTTGCGCCCCTTGCTCTTCAGTTCAAACCAGATGCAATGGCCGCCCGGCATCAATGCAACTCTGTCCGGATAGCCTACCATGTTGGCATTGCTGTACTTCAGACATACGCCTCCCAATTTTTTCACCACGTCGCACAGATAGCGCTCTATTGATTTCTCGCTTACGTCGGCGTGCTCCACTATGTTCTTTATGCTCTTCTTCATCGCTGTTTTTTTTGAGTTTGGCAACATGAAACGAAACAAATCCGTTTTTCTATATATTAGCCTATACGCGTGTATATGCGTTTTTTTTACGCGCAATAATAGGTTATATCTATATATTACATATATTTACTAATTATAGATATATTTATGTTGACATTGTTGACATATATAGTTATATATTGATTATCAAGCAGTTAGACGGTAACAAAATGTCAACAATTCGTGTCAACATAAATTTTTCGTTGACGAGGTCACCTGTGAATTAATGTTAATATCCTTTTTCCCCCGCCTCTTTTTCTGTTGACGGACTCCACGTTTGTGACATTTTTATGACCCCCTTATTTGTTACAGGTTTTCCTCTTGGCCCTCTATGCGTTTGAATCCTCTCTGTCTGCCATAAATCCGCTCTGCATGTCTCGTGCCACTTACGCTTTCCCAGTTGGGCAATTTGTCTATTACCTTATTAATGCGTCGTACCATATACTTGAAGTCCTTGTCCGCTATATCCTTACCTAGCACTTCACATATGAACTCCGCCGCGCATACGCGTGTCCGCTTTTCTTCGCCTATGGGTTGGGTGGGGTCGCCTCCAGGATCACGCAGCCACTCACGGCGTTGGCGTATGTCCTTAAGCGCCCAGTCGGACGGCAGCGGGGTGTCGAGGAAGCGGTACAGCATGCTGATGACGGGGTCGTCGCTGTCGTCGTTGTATGCCTCCTGCATCTGGCGCGCCTCCTTCTCCATCTCGCCGCTTAGGTAGAGCGGTTCGCCGTTGCGGAAATAATGCACCGCCTCCGCCCACAGCTGGTTTCTGTCTGCCGTGATGGCTTCGTGCCAGTTCTTGTACTTGCGCAGCGCCGGCTCCACCTGCACAATCCAGAAGCGGCGGTTGCCGGTGTCGCCCTTCAGGAAGTTCGCCTCGTTGGTAGTGCCGCAGAATATGCACTGCCGGGGATGGGCAGCTGCCCTGCGCTCGTAGGCGGCACGGTAGGTGTCCACCTGCTTCGACAGGTACGCCTTGACGCTCTCCACGTCACTGCGCTTGATGCTGCTGAGCTCACCCAATTCTATCACCCAGCTGCGTCTGAGCTGGTCCATGCCCTCCTTGCCCTCGGTTGTGGTTATGCTGTCGTTGAACCATTTGCCGCCCATGATGTAGAGTAGGGTGGACTTTCCCACACCCTCCGGTCCTGTCATAATGAGGCACTGGTCGTATTTGGTGCCCGGCTTGAATATGCGTGCTACGGCGGCTACGAAGTGCTTGCGCGTCATGGCTCTGTTCAGCGGAGTGTCCTGCGCGCCCAGATAGTCGATAATGAGTCGGTCAAGACGCTTCACGCCGTCCCATTTCAGCCCGTTGAGGTATTCTCTTATCGGGTGGTAGCTGTGCCGTGTCAGTACCGCTGCCAAAGCGTCGTTAATCTTGTCCTTGCCCGTTATGTCGTAGTTCTTTTCAAGCCATACACGCAGGTTGGCATCGTCGCGGTCGCCCCATTCTTCGGCGTTGGGGTTCCACGGCAGACCGCCTCTTACAGCGTCGAAGCCGCTGAAAAGGTCGTGCACAATCTTTCCTGCCAGGGCGGGGTCGTTTTCCAGAATGAGGATAATGTTATTTATGTTGCTTATCAGCTTTCCGCTTTTAGTATACTCCAGTTCCGCCTTCCACTCGTCGCTGTAGTCTTCAGGCAGTTCCACGTCTGCGAAGTCATCGGCTACCGACTGCTGGCGCTCGCGGGCCATGAGCAGCTTCACGTTGCGGTCTGAGGCAGCAAATTCCTGCATTGCCTGGTAGCTCGGTTTTCTCGTAATGTCCAGAGCACGGCTGCCCTCGTCCTTGACACCGAACATGTGGATTCGGCAGAGGTCGAAGGCGTTGCACAGCTGCTTGCTGCAGGGGTCGGTCTCATGGTGGCTGTATGCGTATTTGCCTTCGTAGCACACCAGTCCGCCTGCCACGCTGCCCAGCTTGTAGGTATAGCGTCCGGCGGCTCCCGTCGGCTCGTACACGTCGCCCAGGAAGCGCGCTATGGCATCCTCGATGGTGTAGGCACGGCAGAACGCACCGATGAGTCCGGGCTTCTCGGTCGGGTCGCCAGCCTTCTTTATTTCGTGTGCTATGATGTCGCCCTCACGGCTGCTCATGGGCCAGCTGCTCACGTCGTAGGGGTCGGTGTATTGTCCCAGTATCTTGTCAACGTCGCATGCCGGGCCGTCCTGGTACTCGAACACGTATGGCGCGTCCTTGCTGGTGCTCGGCCAGTAGAACAGTCGCGGCAGCTCGTAGGTAGTGTCGTCGAAGAGGTCTATGCCCAGTTCGGCGGCTATCTTACGGCACAGCGGTTCATACTCGGCGGGCTTCACCTGTCTGTTGAGTGGGAAAACCAGACGGAACCGCGGATGCTCGTCGCTGTGCTTGTGTGTGCTGTACAGCATGGCGGCGAAGCTGAACGCGCAGGTGAAGTCATCCCACACGTTCAGCGTGCCGTAGTCGATGTCGAGCGTAGCCACTGTGCGGTACAGCACGTTGGCGTTCTTTCGGGTTCCCTGACTCAGGTAGCCGCCGACAAAGCCGCCCACATCCTTGATGCTGCTTTGTTCATCACGGCTCATGTGGGCGTACTCGGCTGCGGTCTCGTTGGTGCGCTGTGTCTTGCTGCAGCGCTCCAGAAGCTCAGACCATTGCCAGTGGCGGTTGCGCCATTTCTTTGACGTGCGGCTGTGGCCGGTGGCAAGGTCTACTATAAAATCATACTTTAGCCTCATTGAGATATTATTTGTTTGGAATTATTCGTCTAAATCTTGATCGTCGAAGATGTAGTCTATACAGGCGGGGCTCTTGGGGTCTACGTCATGGTCGGTTAGCGTGCATTCGCAACCCAAGTTGGTTGCCAAGCACAGAAGGCAGTTGCCGCAGGTTTTCGTTATTTTGTTTGCCATACTCATTTTTACTTTTATGGGGAAGACGGAAGTCCGCCCTCCCCGGTGTTGATAGTCGTTAGCTAAGTTTGTGCAGCAGCATTTTTGTGAGCTGTGCGTTCTTCTGCTGGTCTGACTCGATGTTGGCCTGCTCGCCCTCTTCGCTTAGAATCTCTTCTACCTGGGCGTAGCCGAAGCCCCGAAGGAAGACCATGAACTTTGTGCCGTTGCTTAGCTCTATGATATAGGCCTTCTGTGCGCCATTGCTGAACCCCTCCTTTTCGCAGGTGCTTACGTTCACCGTGTAGTTGGGGTTTAACTCTACCACGCCGTCCTGGGCACTCCATTTCTTTTCGCCGTACCGGCGTATCGCTGTGTAGCGAAACTTCAAAAATCGTTTGTTCTGCATAATTCTATAGATTTCGTTTCTTACTTTAGTCTTTTAGGTAATATGGTGTGGAGTATCCTGCACCCTTAAGAGGCAGGTCCCTGCACCAGCTTATAGGTTGGCTGAATATCGCCTCCACATCGTCGAGGGTCTGAGTCTCGTCAGCTTCCACAATAATCTCGTCGTGCACATGGAAAACGATGCGCAGACCGCTCTGCTCTGCTCTGATGATGACAGTGCCCAGTATGTCACGGGCAATGGCCTGCACCACATTCTCCGTCAGTTTGCCCCCGTAGGTTCTCACCTTGCCCCATTTCTTGGTCGTCTGGTTCACTCCCTCGTACTCGATGATTTCGTGGTCGCCTCTCCATCCGTCATCGGTCTCGATGCCTATAGAGGCACGTGGGTAGCATATCGTGCGCCTGGATGGCAGAGTTATGAGCAGCACGCCCCATCTGTACGACACCACTATGCCCCGGTTTATCGTGAAGCTGCAGCCTGTCTTTATGGCCTGTACCGCCGCTTTCTCGATCGTGCTCCAGAACTTGACGATGTGGGGATTTGCATCTCGCCACTTTTTGACAATCTCCTTCTCCTCGTTTTCGCTCAGTCCCATACGGCTGCCTCCCATGTTCTCCAGGGCGTTGATGCCTCCGCCATAGCCAAGTGCCAGGACGGCGATTTTACCCTTCGGCCGCAGGTCGCTGTTCTCGCCGTGCTTCTCTACGGTACAGTGGAACATCTTGCCCGCCGTCGAGCAGTATATGTCGCCGCCTGAACGGAACACGTCGAGCACCCAGTTTTCACCAGCCAGCCATGCAATGACTCGTGCCTCAATGGCTGAAAAGTCGCAGACGTGGAAAGTATGGCCGGGCTTGGCTATGAAGGCCGTACGTATAAGCTCTGACAGCACCTGCGTAGGATTCCCGTAGTTGAGTTCAAAGTCGTCGAGGTCTCCTGCCTTCACCAACTGGCGCGCATAGTCGAGGTCGCGCAGATGGTTCTGCGGCAGGTTCTGCACCTGCACCAGTCTGCCAGCCCACCGCCCCGTACGGCTCGCCCCACAGAATTGCAGCAGCCCGTGTATCCTTCCGTCGTCGCAGACGCATTTAAGCATGGCGCTGTACTTCTTGTTTGAGGTCTTGCCCATTTCCTTACGTATGGCCAGAACACGCTGCGCTGTAGGCCAGCACGACAAGGCTGCTTCCAAGTCGGCCAAATCTTTTTTGTTAAGACTGGCCACTGAGCGGCCGGTAGCTTTAGCGATATACTCCTTTATCTGCGAAGGGCTGTTGGGGTTGTCCATGCCTGTCAGTTGCTGGGCTTCGGCAAAGAGCCGTGCCTTGTATTCGTCATCAAAGCGTGCGGCGTTCTCCGCCAACTGGCGATCGAGCAGCACGCCGCGGTCGTTGATGCGCTGGTCGTAGACGTAGAGCAATTCGTCAAACTCGGCAGGCTCCAGACGGCGCACGGCTCGCAATATGCGCTGCTCGGTGTCCACGTCGCGGATGCAGTACTGTTTGAATACTTCCCATTTGTCGGGTGCTTCCGACGGCATGTGCCGTTTACCACGGTTGGGAACTGAGAAATACCGTATGAGGGCTGCACCCTCCTTCATCTTTCCCTCCGCCAGCTTCAGAACTTCGCCACACTGCCCCAACGACAGAGGCAGACCCATACGGGCGGCACGTACCATTGTACATTTCCACTGAGCGGGGTCCATGAGCGGCCATCCGAAATAACGGCTTATGCACACACGCTCGAACGCGGCATTAAAGGCGGTTTTGACAACGCCGGGGTCGCGCAGTGCGTCCACTATCTCGTCGGGCAGTTCCTCGCCCATGGCGAAGTCGCAGCACACTGCAGGGGCATTGTCAACGCTGTATGCGAACAGCAGTATGGTGAAGTCCGGGGCTTCGACGTAGCGGTAAACACCACAGCTCGGCAAATCGTTGCCGCTATAGGTTTCTATGTCAATGCCTAATTCACGCATAGTTAAAAAATAAGAAGGCGCCCCGCATGGATATGACACACGGGGCGCCGGGTTAATGTTTAGAGGTCGTCATCGCCTTCCATGTCGATGTCGGCAAAATCGCTTTCGGCACTGGCACGTCCGCCCAGGCGTTCGTCGTCTTTTGTCTTCATCACGTTGTTAAGGCCGCAGGCTACGCCCTTGTTGCCGCTTACATTGTAAGGGAAGAAGGTGACCGACAGAATTGCCCACATGCCGCTGTATACGTCGTCCTCGTCCATAATGGGCGAGCGGTGCTTGTCTACCACACCGGGGCGGTTTGTACACTTTGCGCTAAGATACAAGTTACCGCCGTAGATGTCGTCATCGTCTTCCTTGTCATCGCCGTCGCGCAACGGAAGGTCAAGTTTCTTGGGTTCCTTTCCGTCCCACTTAGATACTACGCCGGCCTTTTTGGCGGCTTCGATGGCTGCATTCAGCGCGTTGATTGTCTCCTTCTCTTCCTTCGGGATGAGCACATTGGTCATATACTTTGCCTTGCTCCCGTCTTCTCCGTCCTTGACGTACTTTTGGAAGAGGTGTGTGTAGCTGAGGCGGCACGGGCCGAAAATCACGGTCTTGCCTTCATTCTTGGTGATAGGTGTAATCATTGTTGTAAAATTTTAGAGTTGTTACTCGGCGGTTTCGTCGTCATTGTTTTCGTCTTCGCTCTCATCGTATTTGTTGTGGCCTTCACCGCGCGCTACTTCCATTACGTCGCCATTGTCCGTGCCCGTGAGGCGCAGAATCTCGCGCATTGTCATGGCGTTCTTGAAGGCCCGGCGGAAGGGCGCTCCGCTCGGCTGCACGATTACGCGGGCAGCGGCTTCTGTCATGTCACTCGGCTTGCCGTAGAGTGCGGCGGCGACTCCTGTACTCTTGCCGACGGGGTATGTGCCGATAACCATCAGGCATCCGCCCGTTTCCTTTACTAAATTGGTCAACGCCTCTATGGCTTCCGCGATTTTCTTTTCGTGAATGTTGTCTTCCTTTACTTTTTCATTATTTTCCATTGCGGTTTATTTTTAAGTATCTCCTGGCTCGCCAGGCCGTTGGTTGTTAGTCTATATTTATGCCCTTGAAGTCGTCTGCTATAGGGTCTATGGCTTTGCGTTTGTCACTCTCCGGTGCTAACGTTGGTTTGCCCTGCGGCTTGTTCACCCACTCACCGCACAGCGCAGCGAACTGCTTTTTGCCCACCAGCTTCTCAAGTTCTGTGATGGTGCGCATCTCGATGGGTTTATAGATGTCGCTCTGCGTGTATCCGCTTTTCGTCAGCGCGTCTGCTACGCTGTCGGTGTCGGTTATCTTCCTGATGCTACGTCCTTCTACTATCTTCCAGCCGGGCAACTGTACACCGCTGAGCGCTTGCGCCAGGGCGAATTCTTCGACACCGCTTATCCATGTCTTCACTATCGGCACTATGGGCAGCACGTCTTTGGCAAGCTCTTCCGGCGTGATTAGCTTAGGATCGACGGCGACCGCCGCTTTGCACTTGTCCGCAAGGGCACGACACTGGTTTTTCACCTTGCAGAACTGGCACCATGAGCCGGGTGTCTGCGGTCCTTCGCCCTTATAGGCTTTTTCCGCTGCAGGGGTCAGCACGTTGGATGCCCAGCTTGTCAGCTCTTCCACTGTTATCTCATACTCGCTCAGATTGTCGATACGCGGCTGTACGATGGTGGCACGCAGGTTGTCTATGCGATACTCGAAGGCGAAACGGGCGTAAGCGCCCAGGGCGTAGATCATCATCTGGGGGTTCTCTACCGCCGACACCTTCACGCCCTTGCCGTACTTGAAGTCGATAATCTCCATCGTGCCGTCTGCAATAATGATGGCATCGGCGGTTCCGAAGGCTTCGGGCACGTAGTCGGAAAAGTCCAGACGGGTCTCGACAAGAAGCTGAGCGTCGGGTGTTACGGCCCGGGCGGCGTTGAACTTCTCCAGTACGATGGTAGCGTATGTGTCCGTATACTCTGACATTTCTCCCGTGCCGTACTTCTCCTGCAGCGCTGCTATCTCTTCTTTCTCTCCGTCTGTAGGCAGCCCTAAGAACTCCTTAAGCTTCATGGCGCAGTAGGCGTGTGCCAGTGTGCCCTCGGCTGCATAGTCGCTTCCTTCGTCTTTTATGCCCTCTTCCAGGCGGGGCGCTGCTGTGCAGTGCAGCCACCGGTGGGAAGCGGAGGGGCTTAATAATGCATGACTACTCATTTCTTAGTAGGGGGGGCTTGTGTCGTTATATTTCCGTCGTCGCCTATCACCAGTTCGTCGCACTGCTTGCAGAAGCTTTCACGAAGCTCTGAGGATGGCAGGGTGCTTGGCTTGTCACTGCCCAGCAGAGCGGCTATGTTCTTGAACTGGGCGGTCAGCTGGCGGTGGTACTTCTTGTACTTCTCACCGCTGGTGTTCTCCTTGTAGTCGTCGCCCTCGATGCGCTTGCGTGTCTTCTCCATGGAGGCCCTCACGTCTACCTCGGTGTACTCCTTGCGGGCGGGTTCTTCCTGCTTTGCTCCGGGTTCGGGTGAAGGGACAGCAGCGGGTGCTGCTTCCTCTTTCTTCGCCTCCGCTTCGGGCTCGGGCTTCGGTTGTTCTACTTCGACGGGCTTTGTAGCCTCAGCCGGTTTGTTCTCTACCGGTGTAGCCGTATCGGCTGGCACGGCATTGTGCTGGAAGGCTGCCAAAAGGCTGTAAAGCTCTTTTGTGACGCCTATCTGCACGTTCACGTTAATCTTGATTGTGTCCATATACTTTTTACATTAAAAGTTGTCGATGAATGATGTCAGTTCGGGGATGCTCTTGCGTCCTCGCCAGTGGTCTACGAGGTTGTAGAAAAGGCACCCGGCACCGAATCCCGCTATCTTGCTGCTTATAAGTATCCACAGCCAGCTGATGAACGGCAGACCGTCGTCAGGCACTGCAAATATGCCGATGAAGCAGACGAAGGCTAAAACGATGAGCACGTAGTAGCGGTAGTTAGATATTGTCTTTTTCATTTTGAAATTGATTTGAGGGGTTATAGATACGTCTGTTTCCAGCACTTGACAATCTCAGCCCCGGTTGTAACGAGGCGTTTGCCGGCTTTTCTTACTCTGAACTTGATAAGTCCAGCCTCGGCATACCTGGCGACGGTGTGCCGGTCTACTTGCAGCGCCTTGGCTGCCTGCCCTTGGTTGTACAGACCGTCGGGCAATACTTCGGGTCGGGTGATAATCAT